CTTTTGACGAATTACAAAAAATTTTAGATACCCGCCTTAAAGGATCTGCCACTGCTGCAGCAGCTACTTACTCCGGTCAGATGCTTATCCTTGCCGAAAACGCAGAACAAGCTAAAGAGGTTATAGGCGAAGGGCTCATAGACGCTTTTAAGATATTAGCTGGAGATACAACAACTGCTGATTTGTCTGAGACTATGGGAGAGCTTGCCGATAACACAGCGAGGGCCCTAACTGAGACCGCAAAACTCATTAAGCTATTAAGCTCTCCTATAAGTTTTGCAACAGACTCGTTACTATCATTAGTAAAAATGGCTACACCCCTTTTAGATTTGTTAATACTTGGCGATCCCTCTGCCATTATGAATTACAACAAGCCAAAAGCGGGAGCAACCCCAAGCAAGAAACTTATAGGGCAACAGAGCCCGGGCGAGCGCACAATGGCAGTAGCAGCGGCGAAAGAGGCAGAAAAGCGAGCTAAAACATTAAGGAAAATTGAGCAGGACCGTCTCAATAATCTAAAGAAAATTACAGCAGAACAGAATAAAAAACTAGCCTTAGATAAGGCAAGCGCCGTACTCAACCAAGCTAATAAATTGTTTGATATGGAGCGTATATCTCTTGCCGCCGCAGCTATGTCTAAACAAACGGATGAGGATCGCGTACGTATCCGTCTTAAGACCAATATCCTCGAACTCGAAGATGCTATTAACGCAGGCAACGTACAAAGTGCGGCTAAGTTTGCAAGTCTTATTACACAGGATGCACAATTATTAGGTCAATTACGCGGCTTAATGGTAGGTCTCGGAGATATACCTAATCCCTTTGCAGAGTGGCTTGCAACTTTAGAGAAAATGCTTGCTATTTTAATGGCTGTACCAATGGTTAAACCGGTTACAACCTATACGCCTAACTTTCAACCTTTTACACCTGCTCCGGGAGGTTATGAGGGTTTTGGTAGCGGCTTAAGTGATATGGGTACCGGCAACTATGGCGGCCTTGCCGGTGCTGGTCGGTACGGAGGCGGCGGTGCACCGGTTGTAAATGTTGTTGTAAATAACGCAGGATCTACAATTACCGAGCGAGATTTAGTAGACACCATTACGCAAGGTATATATAACAACCAAGCCGCCGGTATTCCTATTAACTACTCAACGGTGTACTAATGCCAATATTACCTGCTATCCCGATAGTTAAAATTAACCTTACTCAGGGTGCTAGTTTCGGGACCGTTTTAGTACTTGGCACTGGTCAGTTAGGTTTTGCAGAGCTCGGCACTGTTGTACCTAATATCGTGGACGTATCGGCTGAGGTACTTAGAATTTCTACCCGTCGCAGCCGTAACGTGTTGCAGGATAAATACCTCAGTGCTCAAGCTACGGTGCGAGTTAATGATCCTGACGGCTATTTCAACCCTCAAAACACAAGCTCGCCCTACTACCCTGATATACAACCTTTACGCAAGATACAGATACAAGCTAATTACAACGGCACCCTCTACCCTATCTTTGCAGGATATATCACAGAGTTTTTATACCAATATCCGCAAAATCAAGAAACGGGTTTTGTAGATTTAATATGCTACGACGCTTTTAGACTCCTCTATAACTCAAACGTAACAACAGTTACAGGAGCTACTGCAGGCCAAGATACCGGTACCCGCATAGGCAAAATCCTTGATATGGTCTCGTGGCCTAACTCTCAGCGATCCATACAAACAGGTGATACAACCTGCCAAGCGGACCCCGGAGGCACTCGTACGGTCCTAGATGCTTGCCAAACAGTCGAGTTTACAGAGGGCCCCGGAGCCTTTTATATTGACCGAGCAGGTAACGCCGTATTTCATAACCGCACCTTTTGTTTTGACGCTCAAAGCCAAACCCCTATCGTGTTTAATAACGACGGCATTACAGGTATTAACTACTCTAAAATCCAATTTAGTTTTAACGACAAATCCATAGTAAACCGGGCCAGTGTTACCCCTATCGGCCTAGCTACTCAGACCTACGAGGATGCTACCTCTATTGCGCAGTACTTTACCCGGGCTATTACAGCCGAGTCTATGCTTATGCAAACTACCGGCGTAGCTCTTAGCCTTGCTACTGCCTATGTAGGGGCTCGTAAAGATGCGATTTTAACTATCAGTCAGATAACCCTCGATCTTGTAACCCTCGGCTATACCACCGGAGTAGATGCGGCACTCGGTTTAGATTATTTCGACACTATGCAAATTACCAATTACGGGCAGGCTGGTACGGTCATAACCCAAACCTTGCAGTGCCAAGGCATAGCCCACGATATAACGGCTAATAGCTGGGATACGACACTTACTACAGAGGAGGCGCTAATAGATGCTAACTACTAAAATTATTATCCTAAGGAGAGTGTGCTAATGGCTGTTGGACTTCCACTTAAAACGACGTATGCGGACGGAGATGTGTACTCCGCATCGGATGTAAATGATACGAATGGCACAGTAAACTTGCTCACCAGCACAACGCTTTCAGTTGCAGCAGGCAAGAATGTTCTTATCAACGGCGGTATGGATATATGGCAACGCGGTACAACCTTTACAGGTACTACAACCGCCTTTTGCGCTGATAGATGGCAGGCTTATCGGGCAACTACTGGTTCGACGTTTAGCCGTCAAGTAACAAACGACACAACTAACTTGCCTTTTATTCAGTATTGCACTCGCGTATCTCGTGACTCAGGAAATGCATCTACTACCAATTTGTATTTCTTCCAAAATGTTGAAACTGTTAATGCTATTCCTTTTGCTGGCAAAGCCGTAACTCTTTCTTTTTATGCTCGCAGAGGCGCTAACTACAGCGCTGCATCTAATGCTTTAGCGGTTAGCATTATTACTGGTACTGGAACAGATCAGAATATCGGTGGCGGTTATACAGGTCAGGCAACTGCCTTTAGTGGTACTGCAACTCTTACAACAACTTGGCAACGCTTTAGTTTTACTGGAACTATTGCGGCAACTGCTAGAGAGTTTGTACCATTTTTTGATTTTGTACCAGTAGGAACAGCAGGTGCGGCAGACTTTTATGAAATTACTGGTGTTCAATTAGAGGTTGGTTCTGTACCTACATCCTTTAGCCGTGCTGGTGGAACAATTCAAGGAGAATTAGCCGCTTGCCAAAGGTATTACTATCGACCAACAGGCGGCAGCACTTATTCAGGGTACGCCGTTGGTGTGGCTGCAACAACAACAGTTTTTGAGTCACTTTTTACTTTGCCCGTCACAATGAGAATAGAACCTACTTCAGTTGATTTTGCTAATTTGGGTATAAATGTGCCTGGTGTAGCAGTATATACAGTCACAGCAGCGGTACTTAACAGTAATTCAAGCGGTCCAAATTATGTAGGCATTGACGTGACAAGTTCATCTCTAGTAGCACTACGACCAGGATTTCTTGCTAACAACAACAATGTAAATGGATATCTAGGAGTGAGCGCTGAATTATGATAAACAATGTAACTTTTATTGAAATTCAAACATTAGGAGAAACACAAACTCACGCCATTATTGACCGAGGCAATGGTGAGTTTACCTCGATGCTTAAATCAACCTATGATGCTATGCAAGCGGAACAATCCACACCGATGGTTACAGGTGATGTAAATGCTAACTAGCTATAACGGCTGGCAAGCCTCAAAAGATCCGGACGAAATTAAAATAACTAGCTACAAGGTAGAGGGCACAAACCTTAAGTTGCGATGCGCTGAGGCCTGCGGTCCTTTGTTAGCTGCCTTTGCGGCAGAGTTTCACGAGCTAATCGAGCCTATAGATGAAGGCAAGCTGGATGACTGGGGCTACGCTTTTCGTATGGTACGAGGTAGCACCGACAAACTGAGCTGCCACTCCTCCGGTACAGCTATAGACCTTAACGCTACAAAGCACGTACTCGGCAAGGTAGGCACATTCCCGGCTGAAAAAGTACCTATGATCCGTGCGCTCGCTAAAAAGTACGGCCTTAAGTGGGGCGGCGATTACGTAAACCGTAAAGATGAGATGCACTTCGAGGTAGCAGTTACCCCGGAGAAGGCAAAAAAAATAATAACTAAATTAGGGCTAGATAAGGTAAATAAAAAATGACTGAACAACTCAAGGCTGCAGGACTCTCATATATTAGAGCTGCGGTTAGTTGCGTGGGAGCGCTATACCTCTCAGGCATTACAGATCCAAAAGTACTAGCTAATGCGTTTATCGCAGCTTTAGTCGGTCCTATTATGAAAGCTCTTTCACCAAGCGAAAAGCAATTCGGCATAGGCGCTAAATAATGCGGGCCCTGATAGGGGCGATTTTGGGGAGTCTGCTCCTATCGGGGTGCGGTTATCAGGGTTGGGTTAGATATGAGTGCCAAGAGTACGAAAACTGGAGTAAGCCGGACTGCTACCCGCCTAGATGCGAGCCGCTGGGTATATGCACTAAGGACCTCCTCCCGGAGGACGTCTATGTCTCGCCTAAGCCCTGAGGAATTACACGCCCGTTTAATTGTATTTATCGGTATGACTCTTGCCGTGGTGTTTGCTATTAGTGTCTTTGGGATGCTCTACGCGCTTATCTTTGTAACGCAACCAGTCAGTGCACAAGCTCCTAATGACCGTGCGTTTATTGAGCTGCTCACTACCTTAACCGTATTTCTCACCGGCTCCCTCGGTGGGGTACTAGCTAGTAACGGCCTTAAGTCAAAGGCAAAAAAAGAGGATGAGCCTCCTCGCGTGTCTTAGTCGTATGTTGTCGGTATTTGCCTTTACCCTTATGGTGTACCACTAACTGCCGAGCCGGGCTAAGCTCTCAGGGTTTAGATCGTATCGGCCTTATCAAAGGGCGTAATACAATGAGTACAGCATTAGAGATACAAGTAATAATTTATATGATTATCGTAGCCTCGATTACCGCAGTGATTTTCTACGCAAAAGGTTTTAACGAGGGCAAGAAAAT